TAGGCCTGCCCTCTGGCCACGATGCCGGCAACCTTTTTATCCGTGGCGTCATCTTGCCACGTGATATCCATATAGTTTTTCACGTCATCGACGACGCTCATGCCGGATCACCTCTTTTCGCTTAGGCACCAGGCGAACTGGTCGCGTTGGTCGTCAGATTTTTAACGCTATATGCCAGCGGGTTCAACTTCGAGATGTCGAGCACCTGAAAATCGGTATCGCCGCAAGCGCGGCCAGTGCCGTAAAGTTTGATCTTATAAACTCGGTTATCTTCGAGGAATTGGTACTGATCGGAGTATTCCAGTTTTCCGCCCATACCGGTGCCGGTGCCAAGCCCGAAGAAGTATTTCGCGGGCATACCCAGAACGGCTTTGCCGGCCGGGACCTGCGAAGACGGGATAATCTGCGCCGGGATCGGCAACACGTTGTTTCTGTAGGTGCCGTCCGGTGCCATGATGGTCGTCGCCGGCATGACTTTTTCCCAGTAGTCGCCATCATTGACGATCAGTGCCAGATCAGTAACCGTTCGGGATTTGCCTTTTTCGGTTTTTGCGATTTTTGCAACGATCTTGCCCAGAGTGGCCGCGTCAAAGTCGGTTACTTTGATTGCGGTCTTATCCGGATACACACCGCCGGACACCGATACTCCTTCGGCGACCTGCTTCATCATGCCGATCGGTTCGTTTTTACCGGAACCCTGAACAGCGGCTTTTTCAAGGCCGAGCGCGATGGCTTCGGACAGAACGGTTCGGATATACTGATCCAGATAGGACGGTCCGAGGTCAACCATCGACTGCGCGATCGGCAGGAAAGCGGACAGTTTGTTGTGTGTCAAATCCAGTTTCGTAAAACCAGACGTGATTTCGGTCGAAATAGTTCCCGTCAGTTCGCCCCAGGTGGCCAGCGTCCCCGGATCATTGTTCAAGTAAATTTCCACAAGCCCGGAAACATTTTGAAAATTGATCGCCGCCAAGAGCGGATGCTGCTGTTGAAGGTCGTCGAAAATACGATCAATGGTCGTTTTCGGCATAACCTTTTCAACTTCTTCGCCAGTGATGGCGTTCATTGGACGCCCCGCTTTGACCATTTCGGCAACGCTATTGTAATATTCAACCTCTTCAGACGTCAGCGCGTTCACACCGCGGCGCGACAGCACCGCCATGTCGTTTGCGTTGATGATGCCTTTGGCTTCGTTCATGACTGCCGTTTGAATCGCATCTGCGTATTCCACAAACGCTTTTTCAAATTTTTCAGTATCGCCATCTCGTACGGCGTCGCCAAGATTTTTGATGGCCTGTTTTTTCAGATCTTCGGATTTCATTAACATACCTCTTTTCCTAAAGTTTACTTAATAATTCAATTAGCTTATTTTCTGTTGGCTGGGTGAGTTTGGGCTCCGGCGGTTTTTCCGGCTCGCCGTCAACCTTCAAAAAATTAAAAAGCGCCGCATTCACGACGTCTTTAATATCTGCTTTAGTTAATGCTTCTGGCCTTTTGCGATAGGCCGCACCTTTTCGCATCAGATCGATAACCTTTCGCGCCGCGCTTGCGGCGATCCCATCTGGTTCATCGATATCTTCGTTGATGCTTGTTGCAAAACCCCACGCGGTCGCGTCTTCCGGCCCGATCCACGTTTCGCCATCCAGCAGCTGGTTCAGTTCATCATCTTCTAAATTCACACCACGGCGATATGCCGCTTTGATAGCCTGCTCGATGCTGTCCAAATCGTCGGCAGTTTTTCGCATGTCATCAGCGTTGCCAGCGGCCATCGTCCAAGGATGGTGGACCATCAGCAGCGATGCGTGTTCCATGACTCGCTCGTCGCCGGCCATGAAAATTACCGATGCGATCGAACATGCGAAACCCTCGCAGTGCGTTGTAACGCTTGCGCTGTGATTCCTCAGTGCATTATAAATGGCCAAACCCTCAGCCACTTCACCGCCCATGCTGTTGATCCACACGTCGATATGCGATGCGGTGACTTCTTTTAGCTTGTTTGACAGCATGGTTGCCGACACGTCACTCTCCAGCCATGGCCAGCTTGTGACGTCTCCAAAAATATGTAATTCTGCATTGTCATCACTTTGATTTAACGCATAAAACATTTTTCTTTTACTCATTATTGCCTCCTGTTCCGTCCGGACTTCCACCGGGTGATTCTTGCCCAGCCATTTCAATCGGCTCATAGTTTTTTGTGATATAGTGTTGATCCGCGAATGGTTCGTTGATCTGATCCTCGCCCAGCTTCCGGCGCACCTGATTGATCGTGAACGCGCCGCTCGAGATCAGCTTGTCGATCGCGTCACCGGTGCTCATAATGTCGATATGCTTAATCCGCGACGTGTCGATCTTAACGCAATTGCCCTTCTCGAACTGGTCGCGGCCATACCTTTTCGCGGTGATCTCTTCCTGGATCATGATGCACAGCGGATCGATGCAAAACGTCAAAAAATTGTCGATAGCATCCGACGTTCCCTCGACGCGGCCGTTCAGGATTTCCGGCGGGATGCCAAACGCCTGCGCGGTGACGTCTCGCACGTCGTCGATTAGCGCCCTTATATCCCGGGACTGTTCATTATTATATGTTTTTTGCGATAGTTCTTCATAACGCATTGCGTCATCCAATGGCATCGCGGATGATTCTTTGGCATAAAAATCCTTAAAGCTTTGCGAATAGGCTTCAAGCAAAGCCTTTCGCGTTTCATCGTTGCCGGCGTTCAGCCCTTTCATGTATAGGATGCCGCGGTTCCCACGGCTCTTAACAAACGCGCTCATCGCATAATCCAACAATTTTTGATAATTCGTCAAAAACGCGCCAACCCATCGAGCCGTGTTTCCCGCCGGCATTTTGAAGTACAAAACTTCATGCTGTAAAAATTCGCGTCTCAATCTCAAATCTTGTGCGTTTCCGCGCCCATGAAATGTTACGTCCCGAAAAACCGCCTCTTTCGCCGCGTACTGATCCACGGTATAGCTATCCGCCACCAGCAGTTGACCATAATGTTTGCCGGTTATCGCGTCAGTTGCTTTCAATTCGACGATTAACGCTTCACCGGTTGTCATCAGCTTTTTTATCCATTTGTGAATAAATTCGGATGACCCCTGATTGACATTGGGAGCCACATTCCACAAATAATATTCATCGCCAAATATTTCCTCATCGCCCATATAGGTTTTGAACTCACATTTGCCAACAGCATTTGCGATCAGCAAAACGCACTGGTCGAACGCGATCCGTTGAATCTCTGCGCCTTGTCTCAGCAGGTTTGCAAATTCATCATCGGTAAATGGCACGTCCGCAATCGTTCCGTTTTCAACCGTTCGCCTAAAAATGTGCGTTTTAATCCAATCTGTTAAACTCGCCAAATAGTCACCCCCTTTCAGTTAAAATGAACTGAATACTTTAATTTGATCGATGCTCGCGCTATCTCCCAACAAATCCTCGATAGTCATTGCCGCTACTATCGCCATAAATGGATCTGTTTTTCGACTTTTCGCTTCGATCTTTGCGTAAATAAAATTGCCAGTATCAACTCCGTTCTTTTTCGTGGATGGTATCAGCATGGTGTTATTGGTTGCCCATCTCAAAACCGGATTATCTCCCCAACAAAAAAGCTGCTTGTTAAAGCAGCTATCTATGATTGGTTGTATCCGCATAACGTCCGATGGACGAACCAGTTTTACATTGTCGTAGGTATCGGCGTCAAAGCTAATTTTCGCAAGGGTCGTTCTCATGAGGGCATACCGGAACCCGTCAAGAGCGATACTCTGAATGGCATAGGTTTTCCCCATTTCGCGAATGTAGTCGGTCAAAAGTTCTGGCGCAATTTCCACCGCGTCTACTGGGGTGATCATGCCAGCTGCCGCCCATTCGCGCCACGGTGCCCTGATCCGGAAAAGTTCAGGGTTGCGAACACACAACCACGAGTGGCAAATGTCAAATCGTTCTTTCCCGCGCTTGAAGTGGAAAACAACAGCCGCCCAATCTCGCATACTTGCGTAGTCGATTCCGACCGTGCATAACCAACCGTCCATATTGGGTAACGGGCGATTGGTCGCCGCGATATTTTCCCATTCGGTAACGGCCAGCTCCATATCTGTTTTTGGAAAATTCATGCGCTTGGTCATAAATTCCAAGTTGGTTCTTGCGTCGGTTTTTCGCTTAATATTTTCTTGCTCGATCTGAAATCTTAAGTTTGGCAAGTACGGCAATGACGGATTGGCCTTTTCCCACATTTCGGGATCGTCAGCTTCTTCTTCACTGTCAATCTTGAAAATTAATGGGCAAAGCCTTAAGCCTTTTGTCTTGCCTTTCAGTACGTCCCTGGCAACTTCCAAATCTTTGTCCAGCACGCCATCGCGCACATATCCGTTCGTCGTGATCTTGAACGTACGACTATGCGGCACTTTCCCGAACCCAGATTGAAATGTTCCTAACGCTTCAGATGATTCATAAGCATGTTCTTCATCGACAATCAAACACCCGGATCGCTTACCATCTTTCGTGTTGGCATTGCTGGTGTTGTACTTGATATAACTGCCGGTGTTCCGGTTGATAATCTCAGTTCGATTCCATCGAAACCATTTTTTTGACGTTGCTGCCGTTCTTTCCAACATGCCATACACATCAAAAAACGACGTTTTCGCCTGGTCCTCACTATTTGCAATGATGTCAACGTTGTACCCATCAACGCCGTGATATTTCGTGGTCAGATACCACGCCACCGGACTGATAAACCCGTTTTTCCCATTCCCGCGGCCCATCATGGTGAAAAATTCGTTAAAGACCAAACTGCCATCCGGATATTCTGCATGCATCAGCGCAATCTCGCATTTTTCCCATAGGAAAAGCTGATATTTAAAATACTTTTCCATCAACGAAATGGCCTTTGCTGTTTTTTCTACATGCAGGTCAATTCCATTTTCGCCAATGGTTTTATAAATATAGTCAACAGCCGCCAGTACTTCTGTGCTGGCTACCTTTTCGCCCCGGGAGATCGGCAATAAAAAATCATCTACATACTCACATTTCATCGTCCAGGTCATCCACCTTCGGCGCCGGTTCGTCAAGATGCATTTGCGCGCGCATTTTCAGCATCTGTCCAATCAACTTATTCAGATCCTGCACGCTATCGTTCGTTCTGGTGTTTTTCGTTCCGGTCGACGTTGTGACAATAACTTTAGTCCCTCGTTTTTCGATATCTTTTGTCAATCCTTCTTTGCAGTCCCACATATCCATATAGGTCTCGATCATATCCTCGGTCGCTTCGTCCATCACGCCACCGTTTCGCGCTAAAATTTGATCGCGTAAATCATTTTTGATCGCTTTTCTCAACTTCGATTCAGCCATATTGTCACCTCCTTTAATTGATATCGGCGCGGATATTAAAATCGCGCATAATCAATTTTTGAAATGTCGGGTACAGCCCCGACTAAGCCACTATAAATTAATTTTTACTTTTTTCAGGCCGGGGGTCTTCATTTTTTTTAATCACGCGCGCGA